CTCGGACGTACAACCGTTCCAACTGCCGTTGTGCTTCTGGCTGTGGGCTGTGCAGCACCGGCAACAAAATCCGATACTTCAGCATTTGCGAAGCCATTGCCATCGGGAGCGGGTATTTTGACCTTGACCTTTTTGCCGCCCTCGTACACTTTGATGAGCGCATTTGTCCCGGCCAATTTGGTGATAATGGCTTCCGTAGAAGATGAAATATGCGATCCGGCAATCTTGATGCCATACTGCCCATTCTCGCCGCTCAAGTCCTTGAAAAACTCATAAATGACTGGATTGGTGTTATTCAAGCCGCCGATGAGCTTTACATAGTCCGGTATGAAGCCGATATTCACATTGATTGCGGCCCCATCCGCGATAAAGCGTCCGCTTACCTTTTTCATTGTTAATCCTTTCCAATTACATAGCCAAAAGGCCGTTAATCTTTTCTGTTACTACACAAGGCCAACGCCATGCTTAGCTGTGTGTCACCTTCAGGACGTGCATGAAGTTGTCATTGAGGATACGAGCCGTAAACATCGCTTTCCAGCCGCTCGTTGCACGCTGATTGAGCGGATCGGAAGTCCCGCCAGAGCCAAAACCCTTAACGATGTTCTTGGCGTTACCGGCCTCAAGATCAACTATGCCGTAAGCGTTCTTGGCAATAATAGGCAGATAGTAGTATGTGCCAGGCGTAAACGGATCGGCAACATCACCCAACGCATGAGCAACCGAAGATGCCAACCAGCGGACATTGCCGGTCGATCCCCATTCGGCCTCATCCACATTGGTTTGAGCCGGATAGTTGGCGGTCGATTTAAAACCGCTAACCGCTTCCAGGTCGTCAATCAGAGCCGTATTGATGATGCCCCAAAATGACGGTCGTACAGGCGATGTACCCTGACCGGTTCCGGCCTTGATAAGCTCGGTAATCATCGAGGCGTCATTGCTCAGAAGCGTTTGAACCACGGCGTCAATGTCCGTCTTGTTGAGTTTGGTTGCCGTGCCGGTCCCGTTGCTGGCTCTAGTCGAGGACGCACACGCAACGAGAATGTCCCTGACAATCTCATCGATCGTCCGGCCCATCTGGTCGCCTAATTCCTGCGCGGCAACAGTCAGCACAGGATCGGCATTGGTCATATCGACAACGTCGGTGATGTGAACGAAATCGCCGTACTGTGCGACGGTTGCCAGCAAATCAACCTTGCTGAGCCGCTGCCCGGTAGGCGTGACACCTTCAGCTAACTGCGTGGTTGCAGTTGACAGAGCCGCATAGCGGCGGAACTTCACGGTCTTGCTGTTGCCCTTCGGCAGGGATTTTTTCTGCGCAAATTTGGTATGCACCAGTTTTGGTCTTGCATTCTTGAGCAAGACCCTGTCATAATAAACCTCGATGCCGGAATCAACTTGAGTTGTCGTTGTCAAATTATCCATTACTAACTATCCTTTCTACCCTCTTGACAGAATCTCCGCCTCAAACCTTGCGAATTCCTCATCTGACATGGCAGCAAACCGGCTGGCTGCATTGAATGCGCCTCCATTTGCAACCATACTTGCCGATCCGGGCCGGGTTGCGGCCTGAATTGCTGCGGCAGCAGCAGGATTGACAGTCGTTTGCTGCTGCATACTCGCCATCTTGGCATAGTTATAGGCAGTCAGCATGGGATTCGGGCTTTGGCGGATTTCCATCATTATCTGAGGGTTTTTCAAAATTGCCTGTTTTAAGGGTTCCCCTAACTGTTGAGGTGTACCCACCAATTGATGGTAATCTGGATGCTGGACAAGGAACTGCAATTCATTGATCGCACTGCTGAACTGCTGTACCATCGCCTGAGTTGCCTTCTTGGCCTCGGCAACAGTCATAACGTCATCATCTTCAAGACCGTCATAAAAGTTAGGAAGCTGCTGCGGCGGCTGTTGAGCCTGCTGCTGCATATTGGCCTGGTAGAGGGCAATCTGCTGCTGTGCAAGCTGAACCTGCTGCTCCAGCTCCTTGACCTTATTGTTGACCTCCGCAAACCGCTCGTAGGGGATAGCCTTCGGCGGCTGTTGATTGCCCTGCAAATCGGCCTGCGGTGTCGTTACGTCTTGATTTAGATTGGTTTGTCCCCCGGCGGCGGGAACCTGTTCTACGCCCGTTTCATGGTTTGTTACTTGTCCATCCATAACTTTACTCCTGTTCACTTGCGACTAATGGTTCGGCTTCAACCTTTTGCCGGTCGGCGATTCCGGCTGTAACGCCTGAAAGCCCGCATCGCGGTTAATTTAACATTGGACTGTTATTGTCAACAATATTGGACTGTTATTGTCAACTGCCGAATTGAACACACCCTCGCTGGCCTGATCGGACATTTCGACGTGGTCTGTCGGAATATCCAGCGGCAGGGCATGAAGCATTTCGGCGGTCCCTTTACGGTTATTCACATAAACACACAACGTCCCCAACAAAGCGGGCGGGCGTTCTTTCATCAGCATCAGTTTTGTTTTGAGAGCGCCGCGGCCCTCCCAGTCGCTGTAGATGAGAATATAGTAATCATCATGCTTACCAGCATTATCATTGATAACGCGCTCAATGGCCCTCAACAGGTCACTTCCAAGCTCTTTTCTGATGTCTCCAGTGCATAACGCCATTTAACTATCTCCTCGTCCTGAGTGACTTTCGTTGTTCCAAGTCCGCCGCCGCTTTTGCGACAGTAGACAGGCCCTCGAGCGTCATCTTCTGAATCTCCGCGGCAGTTTTTGCCCTATTCAGAGCCGCTGTAGCGATGTTCTGCTGAATCTCCGCCCTCCGCTCCTGGGCTTGTGCAAGATTCTCCGCGATTTGGGACTGCATCAGCTGTTGAGTAAGCTGATTCATCTGCTGTTCGCCCTGAGCCGCCTGCATTTGGGCTTGTTCAGCCTGCTGAATATGCCGTTTGAGGTGTTCTTTTAACTGAATCGGGGCCGCATCAACAATCGCCGCAAATGGAATCGGAGCACCCATCTGCTGAAGCGCCTTCAGTTCCTCATAATACAACTGACGCTGGCTATCAGTGAGCAGTCCTTCCTGAACGCTCACGTCATATCTGGTCAGATCAGGGTCATAGAACTGAGGAACGGGCTGCTCGTTGATAATACGCTGCACCTTTTGGGGATGATAGTTTTTCTGAATCAGCTTGATCAGTTTCTTGCCGAGTAACTTCTTGCTAAGCCGATAATTATCAAACAAATCCTGCAAAATGGTTAATGCCGCACCTTGCCGCATTTTCGACAACACGCCCGCAATGTCCTTTTCCTCAGTACCGAACAATTCGTCATTGATACCGGGAATCTCAGTCAAAAGCTTATCAATGCTCTGATTGAGCATGAATAGCCCTTGCGGTATATCTACCGGCTGCTTTTTGCGGATTGCATCAAGGCCAGCGGGGTTGCCTTCGCTCTTAACCCACGTGACCTTGCCTTGCCCTGACTGATACAGCGACTCCGGATTAACTACGGTCCCCTCTATCGCATCATAACCGGTATTAATCTGGCTCTCGATGATGTCGATTTCCTGCGAAATCCGCTTGTTGAATTCCGACTGCGGGTCTCTGATACTGCGGACAACACCCTGAAGCTTGAGCTTGTCGCTCTCAACTTCCGGATACCAAAAACCCAGCAGCGGTACAAACCGGAACTCATCCAAGCCAAACGGATCAGGGCCGGTATAAAACGGCACGCCCTGTATTAAAATGTTAAGCTCGACGCTCTCCTCCCAGCGGTCAATCGCCGTAACCTGAAGGGGAAATGATGACAGAATATAATCGAGAGCCTTCTGACTGCCCGTCCATACCATTTCCTGCCCGGTTGCCCGGTCAATGAGCACTTTGACCCGCTTAGTCGTCTTGCGCCAAAACTCATCATAAGCAAGAAGATTATCGCCGTACCGCTTGTTGCCAACAAAGATATGGCTGAACTTTTCATCCCTGCCGGGATTTAGAGAATCGATCTCTTTGTCGTTCCCCGGAACAAGCATCTTGGCCTGATCCTTGGTAACGTACTCCCGACGCAGGAAGTAGTTGCAATCGCTCAAATCACGCTCGGAGAAGGTTGGGTCCGGCAGGCATTTGTTGTAGGCAAGCCGCTTGAATTTAATGTCGCCGTTTCGGTCAATGTACGGCTCCACGAAGTTTAGGCCGGTAATGCACGGCCCGCACTCGAACGCATCACTCATAACGTTATAACCGTTGCCAACTCGCATCACATCCATGACAACGCCTGTCAGCTGGCTTGCTGCTCGATCATCCTCAAATCCGACCGGGTCAATTTTGAAAGCCAGTCGGTTCTTACGCTGATAACCGGTGATGATCTTGATAACGCGGCGGATACGATTGAAAACCAGGGCATTGCGACGCTGGTTTGCAAGGTATTGTTTTTCGACGGAATTCCACTGATCGCCGCACATGAAATCAAAATCAGTTTTGGCTTCCTTGAGAAAATCGCCCCAACCCGCAATAGCCTGGCCGTAAGCCTCGTTAAAATCCTTTTTTGTGTCGTTGTCCGTCGCCATAATTATCCAATCACAACCGGCCTGGCGTATTGTTCGTACATCTCACGAGCCTGATGCGCGGTCATCGAGCCGCCGTTTTGTGAACCTTGCTTAATTGCAACCGCCAAATAACGGAAAGCATCGGCCCCATGACTGGCCCAATCGTGAAGGGGAACATTGCTGTAAACATTATGTCGCTCGTCAAAACGCTTGCGATAATTCTCAAGGGCCTTGATTCCAGCCGCACAATTACGCTCATCAAACCAGCAGCGGGGCAAAATAGCCCTCGCCGCTTCAATGCCGTCTTCGACACGCAACTTAGGCAGGGTAACGAAGTTAATGCCTAACTGACGGGCATAATCCTTGCGTGAAAGCCCTGTGTTGAGTTCCCTCGCCTCAATATCGTGCGGGGCATAATGGGCCCGAAAAATCCAATTGTTCTCCTGCCGTTTGGTTTCAAGCATTGAGGCATAGTGCGCAAGACCCTCTCCGGCCCGTTCGTAATAATCGATCAGATGGATTTCACCGCCGACCTGCTGAACGAACCAGATGGCCGTTGAATCGCCGATACCAATATCCCATGCGGTAATAACCTGAGCAGCAGGATCGAACGGTACGCTGCAAATACGGCCATCCTGAAGGGCCTGCGTCATGTATTTGCCGTAATAGCTGCCTTCCTGCCCAAGCTCGAACGAACAATAAAACTCCTGCTGAATCATGTCTTCCGACATGCCGGAATCGCGTTCCTCCTGAATCGCTTCCGGACTGATGGCGCCTGTATCATCCACCGTCAAAACCTCAGCAAACCACTGCTGATTAGCTTGCGCCATCTTGAGCAGATCGTAAGCATGGTTTTTGCCGCGAGGGGTGAAGTTAAATATAGCCCAGCCGCCGTTTTCGGCTAAGATGGGGCGGGTTAAATCCCATGCCCTCTGATTTTGAAGCGAATACTCCGAGAAATTACAGCCAATCGGATTAACGCCAACATTTTCGATATTATCCGTGCCGATAATCTGGATAATGGACCCGTTCTTCAGCGTTACCTTCATCTCGGTGTTGTTCTTGTTGGCAATGAGCGGGGCAGGGATATGGTCGATAAATTTAAAACCGCTCTTATCCATCCCATCCCAAAGCACCTTGCGCCCCATCGCCGTCGTAGGGAAAAAGTACGGATAATAACCTTTCTGCTCGGCGGCCCGCTTAACCATATAATTAAGGTCGGTTTTGTCTTTTCCGGCGCGTCTGTGCCAAACCTTAACAGCTCGCCGGCAGCCGTTATCCATGGCCCGCAAAAACGGCAGCTGATAATCGCGAGGCGTGTAATTATATGGGAGCGTTATTGTCGCCATAATTAACAATATTGATTTCAAGATTTCCAGAATGCTCTAACTCCTGCTTGTCTCTCCACTTATCCGGTTGACGGTTCTTGAGCCAAAAAATACAAGCCGTTGTATCCGGTGGATAATGCTTTTGGATGTCCGTAACGGTAATTTCGCCCTGGTAATTGCTGATATGCACGTCGGGATGAGAGTAACCCAATGCACGATCCCGCAATGCTTTTTCGACATTCTTTGTGTCGAATTCCTCTTTTCCGGCTTTTAAGGCCTCCGAAAACTCTTTGTGTTTAAGCTTCCAGAGATTCAGGGTTGATTCCGATACTTTGAATTTCTCAGCCAGCATTTTGTCGCTGG